TGGTCGTGAAGACCAGTGCCGTCTTAGACGCCACGGGCGTCCTCCGAGGCCTGCTGCCAGGCAGAGTTCGTGACCCATGCGGTGGGGTCGTCCATGCCGAAGGAGGAGCCGTAGCCTTCTGTCGAGGACCAGCCACCGCCCATGGAGAGCATCGGCACCACCGTCCCGCCGCTCGTGACGACGAGCGTCTTGCCGAGCAGGATGGCCTCGACTCGCTGGTCGTAGTAGTCCTTGATCGCCTTGCCGTTCTTGCTGCGGATGCCGATCTTTTTCCAGTAGGCGAGGTCGGTCGCGAGGTCCGCCACCACGCCCGGCGCAAGTGACGGGGTGTTGCAAAACGGCACCGCGTACGCGCTCGCGAGGTCCGCGTCCACCTGGTCCTCGGCTGGCGCGATGAACTCCGGGGTATCGTCCTGCGCGCCGTTGCCTTTGCCGAAGTCTGCGTAACGGCGGACGACTCGATCCCAGTCTGTGTAACGTCCCATCTCAGTCGACCTCCGGCACAAGCCCACGGATGAACTGCCGATCCACGTAGGTGTTGGCGTTAAGGATCATGCCCCACTCGTTCACGTACCACGCGTTGGACTTTGGCAGGGTGTGCAGCGCGTAGTAGAACCCGTTGCCGCTGGATTGCGCGGTCACGGAGTTCACCAGCGACTCGTTCTTGTCGAAGATGGCGGACCATGCATTGGCCCCAACGGCACCCGAGCTGACCATGGCGACGCGGATGGTGGTCCCGCCGATGCGTTCTGTGATAGGTATCTTCATGCGACAGCAAGCTCCATGGCTCTTGGATCAACCCTCAATTGCGTGACCACGTCCACCCCCAGCGCCATCTCCTTGGCCGCGACCGACAACTTCATGCGCACCTCGTATTGGAGCAGTGGCAAGAAGCGCGCCAGCACCTCGTCCGACAGCGCCAACGTGTCCGTCGAAATTGTAGTGCGGTTCAGCGCCCGGCGCACATCGTCCGTGAGGAACACGGCTTCCACAAACGAGCGCACCTTGGTCACGAAAGTAACCTGCCCGTCGGCCAGGGACAGCGCGTCCACCCGGTTAAGCAGCTTCACAAGTGTCTTGTCGTCCGTGACTTTCACGATGAAGTCCTGCAACTGACGCGAGAGCAGCAGGTACTTCTGCGTCGCGTCGGTCACCTGAATGGCGTCGTCCAGCACCACGGTCTTGCGGCCCGTCGTTTGCAGGGAGTCGAGCAGCGCGAGGTTGTCGATGAGCGCCCGGTAGTAGACCTGGTACTTGAGGTTCCCGTCCGTGATGAGCAGGGAATCGCTCAGGACCTTCACGTTCAGCGCGCCCGCCGCGATCGCGAAAGAGTCCACCAGCCGCAGCGTGTCCGACATCCAGCGGATGGCAAGCTTGCCCGTCACCGCGTTGTCGGTGAGGAAGGGAATGGTGTCGTTGCGCACGGCGAACACGAAGCGCGACTGGATGCGCTGGTCGAGCAGCGTGAGGTTGTCGATCAGGTTCTTGGTTGCCACGCCACCCGAGGTTACGGACTTGCTGAAAGCATCGATCACCGCCTGAATCTCGTCCGTGGCCAGCACCGAGAACACCCGGCCCCAGGAGGAATCAGATTGCAGTACGAGGTTGTCGACCAAGTTCTTCACGACGATGCCGGGGCCGGTGATGACCTTCGAGAAGGTGTCCGCCATGGTCGAGAGCTGCGAGGCGATGACCGTGTAGTTGCGGCGCAAGGTGGCCGAGGTCAGGAAGATCGTGTCGACCAGGTTCTTGGTTTTGACGTTGCTTGTGGTCAGCGTCTTAACGAAGTCGTCCACGAGCGCGAGGTCGTCGTCCGCAATCATCGCGAGTTCCCGGTACCGTCCTTGTGAGTCGTCGAGCACCATCAGCTCGACGAAGGTGCGGTCCCGGATCACGGCTGCGAAGTCGACGAGCGCCAGCGCGTCGTCCACGAGCCGGAAGATTTGACCCCGGCCCAGTATGAGCTGGCTGTCGGTGAGCTGGATCTGCTCTGTGTACAGGAAGTCGTTGTACTGGATGCCGTCGTCCGAGCGCAGGATCAGGTTGTCGGTGAGGAGCTTGGTCTTCACGTTGGCGGCGAGCTTGACCGCGATCACCTCGTCCGTCAGCAGCGCGCGGTCGGAGAAGAACACCGTCCAGTCGTGGAAGAAGTTCGCGTCGCGCAGGGCGAGCGCGTCCGACAACTGCCGCGTGACAATGTTCGAGGTCAGCACGGTCTTCGTGAAGGAGTCCACCAGCAACACGTTCTCGTCCAGCCTCCGCGCGCGCAAGAGGCCCGAGACCAGCACGTCGGCGAGGGTCAGGTTGTCCTGCTGCGTGCGGCCCCGCAGCTTGTAGGCGAGCGCGTTGTCCAGGAGCGTGAGCTGGTCCTGCGCGGTGAGGACCTTGGCGCGCGAAGGCAGCGCCTGGTCCGTCAACACAAGCGCGTCGTCCAGTTGCCTCACGCGCTGCATGAACTTGGAGAACCCGTCGGTGAGCGCGAGCTGCTCCAGCTGGTAGCGGTTGAGAACGAGCGTGCGGGACAGCGCGTCTGCGAGGGTCATGGTTTCCCCGAGCGTCTTGTTGCGCAGCGCCGTGCGCACGGAACCGTCGGTCAGCACGAGCGCGTCCGCGAGGAACCGTCCGTTGAGCTTGGCCTTGACCAACTGGTCGGTGAGCAGCAATACGTCCGACTTGGTCAGGGTGTTGACGGTGCCTCCGCCGACCACGGTCTTGATAAAGTCGTCGATCACGCGCAGCAGGTTGTTGGCCGTGACGTTCCAGTTGCGCATGGCAGAGGCGCTCACGAGACGGATCGCGTCGTCCAGGAACTTCGAAATGAGGTTCAACCGACCGTTGATCGGGACCGCGTTAAGTGGCGTGCTGTTGAAGATCATTCGAGCAACCAGCCTCCGAACTCCAGGGCAAAGGTCGAGTTCGTGAGCGTGACGCCCTGCGCGAACGGCGACAGCCACAGCGAGTTGCTCGGGATGTTCGAGGTGAGCGACCCGGTCACCATCGGGATGGACGACACGTCCATGCGTCGCACCGTGTAGTACACCGTTGAGTCCCCGGGTGCCTGCTGAAGCTCAAACTGGTACCAGGCTTGTGTCGTGACCGTGAAGTACGAGCCGAGGTCGATCTGGTCCGCACCCGTGGCCGAGTTGCACTTCCAGATGGAGAGGTTTGAGTTGAGGCCAGAGTTGACGAACCCCAACACCATGGCATTGGTTAAGGAACTGGGTGGAGAGGTGGAGCCGACAACACCCGTCGTACCTACGAGACCGATGAAAAAGTGCGAGCTGCTCGGGGCGATGGCGAAGCCGAAGCGCGCCGTGAACCGGAACCCAGGTTGACCGCTCGCGGCGGGTTGCGCGTTGCGGATGTGGGCGGGCGTGGAGGCGCTCGCGGCGCTTGTGATGCGCGTTCGGAGCTGCTGCTCACGGTAGGAGCTGTTGGTGAGCACCTGACCCGCCACCGTACCACCAACCGTCGGCAAGGTGAACCCCATGTTCTGCCAGGAGGCGACGCCGATGATCGGGCGCGTGGAGGCAAGTGGCCAGCTGGAGCGGTCGATGAACCGGTCCAGGGTCATGGCCGTCAGCCGGTGCTCGACCTTGGTCACGTTGACGGCGAAGGAGGATTGTGTCGTCGTGCCCTCGTAGCCGCGCAGCACGGTGAGCACGTCTCCCGAGCGCGCGATGCACTTGCAGACCTCGACGTTGGTGCCATCGTCGAGCGTCACCATGAAGTAGTCGGGGGCAAGCGGGGAGGGGAACCGGGCACCGTGCCCGGTCTGCAAGGTGATTGAGGCTTGCGTGTTGCTTGTCACTGCAACAGCAAGGCTACTTGCCGCATTATTCTGAAACAACGGGAATGGCAAGGGCATTACTAAATGCTCCTCAAGATATTCGCGATCATCGATGTATCATCTAGGATTGGCAAAATGCGCATCGCATTTATGCTATCGGAAAGTGTCAGAGATTCGCTTAGGTTCTTTGTATTAACAGTTCCTCCTGGAGTAGCCTCGGCGAGTACCAGCACTGCCGTATAGTAGTTATTCGATCCATTCGATGCTGTAAACGTGGCCGCAACTGCCGAGTTTACTGTCACACGCTTATGCTCTGAGACGCCGTACCCACTCCACACCGAGGAAAGGCCGGTAAATCCGGTACCAGCAGCGGGAGCATTCGCACCGGCACGATCGAAGCAAAAGCCAACAACAGCAGCCGGTACCGTTGCCAATGATGGCGTATTGCCACTGGTAATGGCATCGGTTGTAGTGCCAGGTGCGGCACTGCGAAACGCGACCGCTTCGCCGCTGGTATACGGTGTGAGGCTCAATCCAGAATACTCGGCAATGTAGACGCCGGTGAATGAAACGCTGGAGGAGATCGTTGCGGTAACCGCCGTCACGCCACTGGTGTTGACGACCGCATAGCCCCATACAAGCGAGCCGTCGTCAGTTGCGTTAAAGATGCTCCCGCACTGAGTAAACGACAGTAGCCCACTGGAGTCCGACATGGTAACGGTTTTCGACGACGAGCTACCATACGTTGCACACCAAAAAACAATGTTACCCGCTGTCAACGCAGAGTCGGTGTTCGGCGTCGTTGCCGTCGTACCTGCTGACAGTACAATGGCATCTTTTTGCTGAACAAAAGCGTATGCCATTAGAACGTGACCTCGTACGCACCGATTGACGGGTACGATCTTCCACTATAAGGCCGCGCCTTGTACACGAAGTCCGTACTCACGGTAAACAATACTGCATCGGTAGCTGCAGCGATTGCCGCACTCCCCGTCGCTAGGCCGAAGTCTGACCCAGGCGTATTGAACGTCGGCGAGCCATAAAGGCCGTTGGCGTCCCCGCTGTACTTAGACGTGACCAGGCTCTTGTAGTCGTAATACAGATTTTGGTCGAACGTGCAGAAGCCACCGTTGTCCTGCACGAAGCTGACGTTCGTGTTCGTGCGGCTCGATGCCAAGCACACAATATTCTGCGAAATCTTGATATAGTTTGTACCACTTCCCGCTGCGGGTGACGCCTCTTGAGAAATCACACCGGGGTACGCGCCAGTCGTGTCGCTGTAGCAGTTGTAGAACGTGTTGAACGCTGCACGCCCCTGCACATTGGTCTGCGAAGTGTTCGGGTTGAACCGCAGCCCGTTGCGCTTCGTGCCCTGCACAACGTTGTTCCACACGTCAATATTCTGGAACGAGTCCAGGTTGATTCCGTACTTGCCACTGTTCTCGCACCAGTTGTTGTATATGCGGCCGTTGGTGAACAGGTCCGCTGCCGATTGGTTGTGGCACTGGATTAGCGATCCTGTCGTAACGTTCTTGATGTAGTTGTAGGAAATATCGAAATTTGCCGCGCAGTTGTTCGAACCGTCGAGGTATATGCCGTGGTTCTCCAAGCTCGACGAATCGCCGCCAGCGATGTCATGCACGTAGTTGAACATGATCATTAACGGATTCCCGTTACCTGCAATTCCACCCGCCTTTTGGTGCGAGGCTCCACTATCGGTCGATGGCCAAGTGATATCGTTGTCGAATACCCGCCAATAGTTAGCCCCAGTTTGCAAGTTGATTGGGCCTGCATCAGTAGAGCCGCTTGTCGATGGTCCAACGAACTTCACCCCAGAGATAACTGTATAGCGACCATAACCGCTGCTGGAGTTCGCAGTTCCGCAGCCGTGGATCGCCCCATACGATCCACTTGCGCCATTCCACGTTGGCGTCTCTCCTGGGTAAGCGCGAATGGACACGTAACCCTTGCCGCTGGTGCCATCGGGCGCGCTTCCGGTGACGGAAGTGCGGAAGCGAATCCACCGGCTATCATAGCCATTGGTGCTGCTGTAGCTTCCAGCGCGCAGGACAATGAAGTCCCCGGCTTTGAGCGTTGACCATATGCCGGTGAATGAGCTGCCGTTCCACACCTGCGGGTACAGATACGGCTTGGTGATATCGTTCTTTGTACCGGTTGCTTCGCTGCCGGACGACGGATCAACGTAGTAGATGTCTCCAGGAGCGACCATGAATGTTTGGTCGGTGTTTGAGTCTACGCCACCAACACTGACTTTCAGGTTGAGCACGCTGCCCGCTGTTGCGCCAGTTATGGCTCCGATCTCGACGCACAATTTGCGAATGCCGAAAATGGGTGCGCACGCCGTGTCGGCAAACTGAAGGTAACCGGCCACCTCGTGCCAAGTACCAGAGTACTGAGCATAGGCTTTGATCGTGGTGCCCATGCCCGTGGTGCCGAAGTTGAATCCGTACAGGTTGATGTATATGCCGTTACCGTTCTCGCCACCTGTTATCGGCCCAGCCACAATATCCGTGGCGAGCAGCACTGGAGCACCAACATCGGTATGAAAAACAGTTGCAGTTTTAGAATCTGCCAAGAAAAGAACATCCAGCATAGACTTGGACAATATGCTTGGTGCTCTCGGTCCTTGATTGCAGACGGCAGAGATGATTCGAGAAATTCCGCTCATAGGTTGCGCACCACGCGGGCGATGGAGCTGGCCCAATCCGGGTACAACGCGCCGGGAATCGGCTGCGCGCCGTAGGCGTTGAACGCGGCGATCGAGTCCGTACCGCCGGAGTCGGTCGAGGAGTAGGTGACGCCCACCTGGCCTCCCGAGATGTTCGAGTCGGTGGTCTGGAGTATCTGCGTGCCGTTCTTGTAGACGGTGAGCGTGGTCCCCGTCGCGTCGAACCGGAGGATGTCCCCGGAGGCGATGCCTGCGCCCGTGAGGGTCGCCAGGGTGCTGCCAGTTCCCGCCAGTCGCCGCGCGATCTTCACGCTGTTGGAGGCGAGGCTCGCGTAGGCGCGGTAGAACGTTTCCAGCCCGAAGCTCCCGCGCAGCAGGACCCCGACGCCAGCGCCCACGACGCCGGGACTGCCCAGCGTTCCCACGACGATCTCGCCTGCCTGGTCGTTCGCGAACAGCGAGGTGTCCCACAGCGAGCCGCAGTCGTTCGAGTAGTTGGTCGGGACCGCCTTCCCGGACAGCACCTTCATGTCGTTCAGGCCGAACTGCACGGTGTAGTTCGCGCCGAGTGAGGTGTCGTCCGGGCGGTTGAAGTCGTCCGAGGCAAACCCCTCGTCGGTCGCAGAGAAGTCATCCGCCGCGAGGGTGCCCACGGCCGAGCTGCCGAACAGGTACATCCCGGGCGCGCCGCCCGTGGGGTAGGTCGTGTCGACCACCTGCGCGAGGATTGCGCCGTTCAAGTACCCAGTGATCACGGTGCCGACGGCGCTGACCGAGATGATGTCATTTGCTGCCGTCGAGGCGGTGCCGGAAGCTAAGAGCGTTTCGGCGTTCGCGGTGATGCGCTTGAGTCGCCAAGCTTGGCTCGCGCCAATGGCCCCGGAGAACTGCAAGGCGTAGCCGTTCATGGCGGTCGACTGGAAGCGCACGCCCGCCATGATGCCGCAACTCGTCGAGCACGCCTTCATGCGGATGTTGGACCGCTGATTGTCCCCCCACGAGACGGCGGTCACGCGGGCCGCGAACGACGCGGAAGACCCAGCGGCCACTTTGTTGGTGTTCACCACCGGAATCGACAACCCGGTCATGGCCGTGTAGTCGGAGCCGATGCTGCCGTTGGACCTGTTGAAGTCGTCTGAGTAGTTGGCCATGCGCTACTGCCCCAGCAACAGGATGCCGTCCTGCCCCAAGAGGTTGACCGTGGACCCCGTGTTTTGCGCGCGCCCGTCGTTCACGGCGGGGTCAGAGCCTCCCGTCAAGCGCCGATAGTTCGCGTCTAGCGTCACCGTCGCAGGCGTGGTGTTCGGGTTGTGGATCGCCATGACGGGCTTGCCGTTCTGTCCGTTGAAGATGCGACGGTAGCAACCGTTCTGCCACGCGCTCGCGTTGTACGCGACGCGCGGACCTTGCCGCGTGCCGATCCACTTGCGCCACTGCGCGGCGTTGCTCCAGGCGGTCGAGCACACACCTGTGTTTGGGTGCGCCGAGAACTCGCCAAAAAAATCAAGCTTCGGGGAAATACCGTCCGGTCGATTGCCGCTAGAGCCGGTCCAGCAGTACCCCATGTCAGTGAACACAAGGCAAGCGGTGAACGACCAGCGAAACGCCTGCCCGAGCGCCGTGCGAATGGTGTCGGTGCCATTCGACTGCATGCCGATGATCGCGAACTGCGTCAGCTGTGGGTCGATGCAAAAGTCCTGATAGTATTGCGCGGCTTTGATTGTGGCTTGAAGTCCTGCCCACTGAATCATCGAGTAGGTCTTATCGCCATAGACGGTCTCAAACATGCACCCGTCCCAGATGCCGTAGATCGGGGAAAGCGCAGATGGCCCAACGTCGTAACATCTGTTACCACTCGCATCGAGCGTTGTCGCCGCAAGATTCGCAACCACCTTTAATCCGGGCTGATTGGCGCGGATGTAATCGACATACCGCTTCAGTCCGGTGCGGTATTGCAGCGCCACGGCGTCTGACTTGGTTACGTCGGACGTCCCGTCGCGATTCCAGTCGGCGTTCGCCGGTATGTTGGTTCCCGCGCCCGCGTAGGCTGCGATGTTGTCGTGGAAGAATGAGTACAGGTTTGGGGCGCAACCTGACAATCCGCCACTTACAAAATTGTTGAGCGCCTGCCTTGCGAACTCATCCTCTACCTTGCGCCCGCCAACCGTTGGGACGCTTGAGTAGTCCGACTGGTTGACCTGCGTAAAGTCGGTCCTAAAAAAGTTTGGCGCTTTCGTCCCGCTAGTTCCATTCAGGTACAGATGAACGTTGTTTGTGTTGAGATAGGCGTTCCACACGGGCGCGTTCGCCTCGCTCATTGAATAATTGTTGTTCGTCGTGTAGTAGTCCGAGATCATGTACTGTGATGCTTTACACGTCACGCCGAACCCGTTGCCGGCTTGAAGTGCGTTGATCACGGCTGGGCGCGTGCTAGGAACGTTTTCAAAACGTCCTCCAAGCAACACGGCGTCCATATTTGTGAATCCATCGGCCACCCATGCCGTCGTATATCCTTGTGTTCCCCCGTTCATACGGGGGAACAGGACCGGGTACTTGACGCTGTTGGCGACGTTCAGTGAGACCGTGTTTGCGTCGACAAGCCTGAGCAGCTCGTCGAAAGTCTTGACCTTGATCCGTGGGAATATCTGCAACGCCGCAGTCGCGATGTCCGCGACCGGCACGTTGTCGCTGAGCATCTGGAAGAAGATTTGCGGGGCCGGGAGCTGGATGCGCCCTGCGGTCTCGCGGATGAAACGGCGGTAGATTCTCGACACGTCAGGCCACGGCCTCCTTTGGCAGCTCGACCCCTACGTCCTGATCGCACGTAGCACAAAGCGAATAAGGCGACGTCGCGAAGCTGCGTAGGTCGTCTTTGACATCACAGATGAACCCCGCCCCCGACGCGTCATATGAGCACCTCGTCACGCGACCGTCCGCCATGACCATGGCCATCCCACCCTTCACCCACATGCACTGGCGACGCTGCGGCACGGACACGTGCCACTTTACCTGCCCCGCCCAGTTGGTCGCGGCGAGCGACGGGTCGGCGGACGCACCAGAAAACAACCCGTGCTTCTTCGCCAGCTCAATGGCCGGACCCGCCTTTTCCGGCCTGTGCATCGAAACAAACACCTTGGGACGAGCGGGGGCTATCCCCCGCATCATCTCCTCGGTTACGGCTACGCCATTGGTCGCGAGCACCAATTCGCACCCAGGTCCGACTGCCTCGCGAGCGAGGTGCACGTTGCGGACGAAATCAGGGTGCATGGTGGACTCGCCGATCCCGGCCAGGTTCAAGGACCTCTGGCCGTAGCCGTGCACGAACATTCTCGCCCACTTAAGCGCCAGAGCGTAGTGCTCCGCCGACATGTGGACTTTGGGCCGCTTCAGATTGGGAGACGTGCAGTACCGGCACCGCAAGTTGCAGTGCGAGGTCATCTCGATCTGATGGATGTTCGTGATGCGGAACATTACAGCGCCTCCGGGGCGGCTCCCGGACGATTTACGACCAGGGTGCCGTTGCCTTGCTGGTCCACCTTGCCGTCGGCAATGTGTTCCTGCGCCGCCTTCATCTCCAGCCACGCCGTGTGGTGAGCGCCCGCGTCCCACGCGGCCTTTGACTTCGCCGCGTGTTCGCTCGCTTGTGCTCTCGGGTCCATTTTGTCCTCCTTCAGGTCGTGTGAGCTTGGTTGTGGGAACCCACGCGGATGCGCACCGTGAGATTCAGGAAGTCCGACGCCGCCAGCGTCACCGCCATGCCGTTCACGCGGTTGGCAATAAGGCCTGTGCTCGCCGAACTGTTCACATAGTCGGAGATCGCGGCAGAGTCGAGCGCGATGCCCGTCAGGCCGTCGGCGTTCCCCGCCCAGGTGCTCGTCAGGCTGATCCATTCGCGAGACTGGATGTTGACGGCGGCAATCTTGCGGCCGTTCGTCACCTCGCCGACGTTCGCCTGCGTGTCCGTGTCGGCAGGAGCCGATGTCTGCGTGCCAATGACCAGGTAGTTGAACCACGAGTTAACCGTCATGTTCACCGCGCGGTTGGCGATGCGGTTCATGCCCGCAGCGGTCACCACGTTCTCGCGCGTCCACCGCTTCACCTTCCATCCGCCTTCTGGCTGAGCCACATGGTGCTCGACGTCCCAGTAGCCTTTGATGGCCACCATCTCGTCCGGGCGCAGGGTGCCCGCGACGACTTGGCCTGCCATCTTCAGACGTTCAAAAATACTTGTCTTCATACTTGTCAGTGGCCTCCTTGAAAAGCCGGTTGCTGAGTTTTAGGAAATGCTCGCGATTGTAAAACCGGCCCTTGATCGAGGACCCGCCCGCGAGCGGTAGGCGTTTGGTTTTGAACTGCATCTCTGCTTCGAATCCTGTTCCGAGGATCTCTACGCAAAGGCTGTAGTAATTCAGGGAGTCGATCAGAATACGCGACACGGGGCCTGGATGGTCCAGCATCTCTGAGAACATGTCCACCACGCGCTGCGCGTCCTGCACCTCGACCGACCCGCCACGCGGGTTGAACGCGATGCCTTGCGCAGCGTCGCGCATGTAAAGAAACTTGTTGAGCGTGCGGTCAGGGTACTTCTCCAGGTCCTTGATCAAGAGCGGCATGTTGCGCTGAAACCGCTTGCGCCGCACCTCCTCGGTGACGTAGCCTGAGTGGCAGAACTGGATGTCGTCGCGCATGATAGCGTTCGGAACCGCCTTGCCGATCTCAACCTCCACGTGCTCGTGCACCAGGCCGTAGATGCGCGCACCGATGCCGTTGCGGTACAGGCGGCACGGGCGGTCGGTCGCGATCACGGCGGCGGGTTGCGTCGAGTAGTGCACCTGCGGGAAGTGCACCCCGTCGCAGAGCGAGGGCTTCAGGTACTTGTGCAGCTGTGGTGCACCGATCACTTCCTCGTCCGCGTCCAGCCAGAAGATCCAGTCCCCTTCCGCGCCGTCGTGCACCGCGTTGCGCGCGGCGTCGAACCCGATCTCGGTGGGGGAATCAATCTCCTGGCTATGCACTGAGAGCCACGGGTTGGCGGCGCAGAACTCCGCGATCACGCGCCAGGTGTTGTCCTTGGTCGTCTTATCGACCCCGATCCGCACCTCGTCCACGTAGTCGGCGATCGAGTCTAGGGACCTGCGCAAAATGTTCTCGCCGTTCTTCACGATGTAACACGCGCTCACCGTTTGGCGCGTCGCGTACTGGGACATCTTGCGCGGCAGGTCGATCTTGCCGAGTTGCTCATCGCCGTTGAAGGTAATGGCGGTGATCCAAGAACCAATAGCGAAGCCGCCTTGGTCCTGGCCTGAAGGTGCGCAGATGATGTCGGCCTTGTGGTTCTTGAACAGCTCTACCAAGTCCTCGCGTTCAAATTGACGAAGATGTTCGCGCCCAGTCTTACAGGCTTCTCGCCCAATCCACTCCCAACGCCCATAAGGCGTTGTGATAACAAGCAGACCATCGGGCTTGAGAACCGAGCGGAACTGATTCAACAGATCCTCGTAGTCGATGACGTGCTCCACCACTTCGCACGCGAACACGAGGTCGAACTTTCCTTGGTTCTTGTCCTCGTCCAGCCACTCCTGGCCCGCGTTCACGAGCGTGACGTTGCCCAGGCCCTCCTGCTGCACCCAGCGGGTCGCGGCCCCGATCGCGCGAGCCGAGATGTCCACGCCCGTCAGGTTCGAGTCTGGGAGCGCCTTCGCGAGCGGCACCAGGTAATGGCCGTGCGCGCAGCCGTAGTCCAGGACCTGCAAGCCTTTGCCACCCGACGCCTTGATCTTGGGTGAGGCGGAGAGTACGGTGCCCCGAAAGCGCGGCGTGTTCGTGACGTCCTCGCCGATCGCGGACTCGCCGGGGCCATCGTAGTACGCGCCTTGATGCTTGGCGTAGTGCGCCTTGTACGCTTCCTGCGACTCGGTGAAGGCGTACATGGTGTGCAGCTCTTCGTCGAGCCTTTGCGATATCATCAAATTCTTAGCCGAGCCTTTTGAAAACATATCGCAAGCTTCTCGCGCCACGTCAATGTCCGAATACTCAATTGCGGACTTGGCCATTGCGATTGCAGAGCCGCTGCGCTTATTCAGGAGACTGCTGCAAAGCAGCTCCAGGTCGAACCCGGCCTTTTCCCAAGACACGCCGCGCGCGGCATCCATCTGCGCTCCACGCTGCAATGCGCGAGAGTAATCCCCCGCCTGCTTGATCAGCTCCTCGACGAACGCGTCCTCGTCCGCCTTGCCGTCCTTCAACTGGATCAGGATCGTGCCAGAGTCCGCGCACGTCTCGGGTAGCGCGGCCACTTCAGACGTGATCATCGGCAGGTGCGCTGCCATCGCCTCCATCGCCGTGATGCAGGAAACCTCCTCAAACTCCGTCGGGTACACGAGCAGGTCCATGGCCTTCTGCACGGCTGCGAGGTCCGGCTTGCTCAGGGCACCGAGGAACGATACGTTGGGAAGCAGCTCTCCCCACGCGGTGAGCTGGTCGTAATAGGCGACCATCTCGGGGACCGTGCAGTCGTACGCGCATACATGCAGATGGACAGGGTAGTCCCTGAGCCGGTCCATGATGCCGCCAGGACGTACCAGATGCTCCAGGCCACGTTCGGGTCGGGACTGATAAAACAGTCGCAGCGTGCCGTCATTGGCGAACTTCTCCGTGGGTGGGATGGAATCGTACATGTCCAGGTCCACGCCATTGGGGATGACGGTGAAGCGGTCGCGCGGCACGGGGTAGACCTTTGCCATCTGGTCGCAGTGCCAGGCGCTCACACCCGTGATCGCGGACAGGTTCCACAACGACTCGCCGACGTCGTTCGACTGGCGGTATAACCCGAGGTCGTGGCACTGGAGGATGTTGACTTTGCTCGCCCACTGGTAATGGAACGCCTTGGGCTGGCGCTGCACGATGAGGACGTCCTGAGGCGTGTTCGCGGCGAAGAAGTGGAACTTCGACCCGAACGGACACGCCTCAGTGGGTTCCCCGCAGTTGATGTACTCCACGCCGTCCCAGGTGCCTTCCTCCGGGTGCGTCGTGAACACCTTCACGTTGTGGCCGCGCCGCGCCAATTCCCGCGCAAGATAATACGCAGCCGTCTCGGACCCACCGAGGGACTTCTCAAAGATGGTCTTGCCGTTGAACGGCATTCCCAGAGCGTGCAGAGTTACATCCACTTTCGTGCCTCCTGTCAATTCTTGCGTGAAGAGAGCAGGTCTGCCGCGCCCTTGGAGGGAGTGACCGCCTGCGTGTTGATGTCGAGGTCGCGGCCACCCAGGACCTTGCCCACGCCCTTGTACTCATCTCTCAGGCGATGCGCAAAGGCCACGGCCTCGGGACCCGCCGCGCGACCGCGCGAGGCATTCTCGATCTCGATGATCACGGCCTCACGCTCCCCGAGCGTGTAATCCTTCGGGTCCTTCACGGTCCCGTCTGTGTTGCATGGGCGCAGCATCATTCCTCCTTCGGTTGCTTCAGTTCGTTCGGCGCACGCTCACCGTAACGGTTGGTGGTGTTGTCGTGATCCACGCTTTCCAGGCGCGTGGGTTTTTCCTCGGCGGGCGCTTCCGCCCCGGGTGCGGCTTCCGCCGCTGGGGTTTCGTCTGGCGTCATTTCTTCATCCTTTCCAAAAGGGCTTTGTTGCGGTAGCCCTTGTTGACCGCTGCCTGCCAATCGCGCAGGTCTCGATTGCGTTCGGCGTCGCGCTTACGCTCGCCGTTGCGCTCAGGTTCCGGCTTCCTCAGCACGGCTTCTTCCCGGGCATCGGCGGACGCGGCGACTTCTTCGGCGGACGGCTCGTCGGGACCCTGGCTCCTCTCTTCGACATGTCGATCTCCTACTCGTTGGTTGAACACAGTTGGGCCTTTTTGCGTCGTGCCCAGGACGTTCGCCCCACGGAGAAAGCGAAACTTACTGCGAGCTGTTCACGGCGCGGATCAGGAAGCTGTACTCCTTGCCGGTGATCTTCTCGTCCTGGTAGTAGCCCGCCTCGATCTCTTCCGCCTTGATGACGGGATCGTAGGGGTGGACTTCGATGTTGAACTCCGACAGGCCCTCTCCCGCCCAGCGGAACGAGTACCCGAAGGACGGGTCATCACGCGTGGGGTTGGGAGCGGTGTAGGAGATCAGCACGTTGTCGGGCCACACCACCTGGATGGACTCGGCCTGCGCCTCGTTCGTGCTGGAGTAGAACGACGCGCCGATCAGCACGCTGTCCAGCTCGAAGATCGACTTCACCTGGTCCAGCGACGGATAGCCGCCGCCGTTGTTGGTGCCGAACAGCAGGTTGCGCACGGTCACGTCGCGGCGCAGGGAGTCCCACGCCTTGGTGCCGAGCACGCCCTTGTTCGGACGGTAGCCGGTGGCATACCGCACGTTGTCGATCGCTGTCCACATGTTGGTGATGGGCGAACCCGCACCGCTCCACGCGGAACCGACCACGGCGGAGCTGCCGACGTTGCTCGTGCTGTTCACCAGCAGCGAGACGCGGCGGTCCCAATCCAGGGTCAGCTTGTTGAGCAGGTAGCGTCCCCGCCCGCCGATCAACTCCATCGCCAGCGCCGGGTCCATGTTGGCGCGATCTTCCACCGTCAGCTCGGTCTTCAGCGCGTAGTTCTTGGCGAAGTACGTGCCGGAGCTGACCGACCGGGTGATCTTCTTGGCGGCGGTGCCGGGCGCACGGTCCGTGTTATCGATGGTCAGCATTTCCTGACGCGAGAACACCGGGTAGATGTCCGACTGCTTGCCGACGCGGATGACCGGGAAGATCTGGTCCGCGATGATGCCCTGCGGCGTGTAGCCAATGGCCATCTGGTTGAGCCAGGTGGCCAGGTGCAGGTCGCGCACGCCCTGAGACTGCGCAAATTTTTGCCTTTTCATGTTTTGCGCGCCTCCTTACGGCGTCAAAAAGATGGTTGCCAAATCACCCGACGCCGCAGCGCCGGGACCCACGAGGCGTCCCACGACCGGGTACTGCGAGGAACCCGCCGAGGCGTAGGAGCCCGCGACCAGGAACCCGGAGTTCGCCGCGACGAGCGGCCAACCGAGCGTGTTCACCGCGCCACCCACGAACGCCTTGACGAATCCTTCGACCGCCACGGCGACCTGCTCGCCGCTCTTGCCTTGGGACTTCAAGATGCCGAAGGGAGGCATGGGGTAGGTGGCCGAGCCCGCCTGCGCGAGCGTGCCGCCAACCACCACCGCCTTGTGCATGGCACCCGTCAGCAGGTCTTCTGCCGCGACGATCTGCCACTTGCTGTTCTGTCCATCGAGTGCCATTACTCACGATCTCCTGCCAGGTAGGTGCCGTGAACCGCTTGCGCCAGGTGCGGGTGCAGCCGCATGGCCTCGGTCATCAGCGTGAACTTGTCGCGCTTATCCCCGCGCGTGATCATGCCTGCGACGTGCTCGTCCAGCTTGACCTTTGCGGATTCAGCGACCTCGTCAGCGTCCGAGTTCATGTCATCGTTGCTACGTGAGAAGGCGTCCACCTTGCGCTTGCGCGTGTCGGTCTCGGCCTTGCCCGTGAGCATCTCGACGATAGCGAAATCGATCGCAAGGACGGTTTCATCGTCCTTCATGAATTTCTCGCGCAGCGTGTTGCGCTCTGCCGGGGTGATCTCGCCCGCCTTGACGGCGCGCTCGGTCATCGAGGTGAACCGCTCCTTGTTGGCGTCGATCTTCGCTTGACGGTCCGCCTTGAGGCGGTCCTCTTCGCTCTTCTTCAGCGCAGCGTTCTCGGCGGTGAGCTTCGCAACCTTATCTTCACTGGCGGAGAACTTCTGCTGAAGTTCTGTCGCCTGCGCCTGAATGGGTGCGAGTGCCTCCGCGATTGCTCGCTGGATTTCCTCTTTATCCATTGGTTTGGATTCTCCTGAATTGTTGAAAGATGGGTTTCCCTGCGTGAACGCGAGTCGCGCAGAGAACCGGAGTCCGGTTTCCTTGCGTGACCATGCTAGCGCGCTCAAAGATTCAAGATCGCGCACCGCAGGAGGGTCCGCGCCAAGGAGCGCTACGGCGTCGAGGACTGAGGGGTATGTGACCCCATCTCGCTCGGCATCGCGTAACAGCTCGATCGAAACGAATTTGTATAAATGGTTCTTGATGGCTTCGGCAACCTTGGTCGGGACATTACTGAAGTCGCCGAACAGTTTCTTGCCTTCTCGCCACACTCGAGATACCCAGCCAATGGCAGGTTGGCCATCGGTTACAGGCTGCTCATCGTTGTGGCCAAACTTCAACGGCACACGGCCCGAGAGTTTCAGGTCAGCGAAAGATTGCACAATCTTGTCGAGGTCGGCCTCCGAGAACGTCAATCCGTTCCAGGTGCCAACGCTGAACAAGTGTGCGCCTTTTATTTCAACCACGTTGTCTGCTGCCTCCCGGCAAGTTTGTTCTCCAGCTCCACCTCGTCCTCCGCCACCAGGTGCGTGAGCGCGTTCCACTGGTCGGGCGTGATGACGCCGATCTCCTCGACAACGCACGCGTCCAGGCGGTTGCGCCAACCGTCGCCGGACACAGGCAGCACGTCCGCCATGCTGACATGATGGTCATTGCGCCAACCATCGCCGAACAAGGGCAGCGCGTCAGCCGCGCACAGCGCGATGGACTTCTCGAATTGGCCATCGGCCATGCGCACATTGTCCACCAGTATGCGTGCCACAATCATCCTTCCTTCAATGCGACCTTATCGCCCATGACCATCGTCACCACGCGTTGCGCAGGCGGGTCCGGTTCCGTGTCCAGGAATAAGGTCTCGCCCTTGCGCAAGTGCCGCTCCAGCAGCACAGACACGCCGTCCTCGTCGAGCACGCGCAGCAGCAAGGGACCGCCGATATCAATCGTGGTGCTCAATGGAGTGTTTCCTGTTGCAATAGTTGCAAGCTCGCCTTGCTGACCTCGGTGCACTTAAGAATGTCCGGGGACTCAAGGTCATTCTCACTGAGCGCGAAAAAGTGGTCGCTCAGCAGCGAACACGCTTCCTCCAACGTATCGGCCTCGAAGTGCATGTGCACATTCAGGCAGCACATGCGCTTCACGAGAACACCGCCCATACGACCCCCACCACGGCCACCATCGACAAAGAGACGCGGAACGACCACTTTGTCCAGCGAATAAACTCCTTCACTTAAAGCCCTCCTGCGGCTGCACACTTGGGGCCGGATCTTCCTCGCCGTCCCACCCGTCGAGCGTCGTAACTGGGATCACGACGGAGCGGCAGTTGAAGTGGTTCGGCGGGTTGTACGTGTCCCACAGGGGGTTGTCCGTGCGCCAGGTCGAGCCGTTCAGCTCCGTGCATATCTCGGTCGTGTGGTCGTCCAGGATCGCGGAATACTCCAGCGCCGACACGAAGTCCCCGAGGTCCGGGTCGCGGAAGGAGTCCAGCCGCGCCTGGTTCATGGCGTCGAAGGTCGTGGTCTTGATCATGGTGTCGAGGTAGGAGGAATCATCTCCCTTGTACCCTTCAGCCTGCAACGCCTCCAGCACCGCGCGCTGGTCGGAGGCTAAGTAATCCCCCATGGAACCCACATCTGTAAGTCCCTTTTTGATGAAAGCCTCGATGATCGCATCGCGGGTTTCCCCTACCGACTTGTTGCCCTTGACCGCCTGGATAAGCTGCGTGCTGATGATGCGTCGAGCAGTGTCGGTGAGGTCGCCCGCCATGCGAAAACTGGTTGTGTCGAGGAGCTTAATGGCATCCGACAACGTGTTGGCGAATGTACGCTTAAACGGTTTCTTGCGCGCCTTGGCCATCTCGCGCTGCGCCTCTTCACGGCCCAAGGACCACGCAGCCTGGAGCGCGTCGCGGCAAATTTGCTTGATGCGTCCCTTGTCGGTGCCGTCGAACTCTACATGCGCAATGTGCGTGATGTCGTCCTTCAGGATGAACGTGAGGCGCTCGTCCGTCAGGAGTCGGGACAGGGCGCGCGCCGTCTCCTTTGCGAGGTCCTTCACGCGGTCGCGCTCGATACGCTTGAGCGAGTTGTCAATTACCGCGAAGTCAACCCTTGCGGCGGCGCGGGTAAACGTATCCAAGGAAACGGTACGCGGCTTTCCGTGCGGGTGAGCGGTCGAATGCGCACCACGGCGGCCAAACGCACTCCCCTGTGAAGCACCAGGGGCAGGTCTGCTTGCCTGCGCGATCTCGATGGTGTCCGCCTTGGCCTTCTCGTCCGCTGCCTGTATCTCCTCTCCCGTGATGGGTGGGAAGTCCAGGATCTTTCGAATATGCGCCTCGTCCTTCGGCGTGACGTGCATTGACTTTGCGCCTACTAGATCTTTCCACGACGTGATGATCCACTGGAGCTGCGCGTCGGTCACGGCACTGAACGCAAAGCACGGGTACTCGCCGTCCCCAAAGTTCTTCTCGCACAGCTCGTACAGGAACTGACTGTTCACGCAGTCTTCTAAACGCCTGGAGATATTGGCCAGCGTCCAGGCGAACGCCTCCAGTTGCGTCGTCGATTGGGCCAGCGCACCGTGCGCACCTTGGTCCGACACACCCAGGAGGTTGGGGACCAGTTGGCTCTTCGCTATCGCCCTGTCGTGCCATGAGAGTGCTGCTTCGTATTGGTCGGTGTTGCCTGGGGTGATGAGCTGCGGCGTGAACCCAGCTGGAAGCAACATGCTCGTCGTCGTGGTGATGGAGCTCAGTGCCCGCTGGAGCGCCGCGTACTCGGGGCTACCTGGCACCACGGTCTGCACAGCAGGGTCTCGCGTCACGGCGAGGAACCCGCCAGCCATCCGCTCCATCCACAGGTTCCAGAACTTGATGATGACGTCCTTCGAGTACCAGGAACGATACGCCGCGCGCAGCTCTGAGCGCCCGAACACGTTGTCCTCCTCGGGGTTGTGCACCATGACGATGAACTTTTCGAGGTCCAGCTCGTTCTTCACGCCGCCAAGCAACTGGTAGAACTTCGTGATGCGTCCATAGGCGTCACACTCGAACCAGAACGTGTCCAGGGGCTTCGCCTGCACCTGCGCCACGTAGTAGTAGTTCAGGCCCTCCACCTCGCAGTAGTCGTAGATTTTCTCCGTGACCGAGTAGCCGTAGATCATCGCGCGCAGGATCGCGTTCAGCGCGTCCACGAAGCTGCCGTCCATCTCGTTGATGAGTCGAGTCATGAGGCTGACGCGGCTGGCTTGCTCTTCCTCGGGCAGGTCGCACCCTTCCTCGAAGCGCAGTGTCCACGCGCGCGCGGTCACGGCGTCGCGGCGGAAGTTCATGACCGCCTTCACCTGCTCGTCGTTCATCATGTCCGAGTACACGCGCAGACCCTTACGCCCGACCAGGTTGTCGGGGTTGTAGCGCGGGATGCCGCGCAACGTGTACATGGAGGAGGTCTGGTAGGCGGTGATGAGCTGCGGCTGGTACTCCGTGACCTCGGCCTTCTCCTCGGCGATCGCGAGCCGAGCGGCTTCCTGCGCCTGCGTCGCAGCTTGCGCTTCGGTCTGCGGTTGCGGAGTGACGAGGTTGTTGGCGAGGACAACCATGCGCTACCGCGAGCCTCCGTTCAAGTCCTCGTAGCCACTGAAGTAATTGTGCTGGTGGATGATGAACTCAGGCATCACTTCGTGCTGTGCTCCCGGGGCTTTGGGGTTGTTGGTCAGACTCATGGGCGCTTGAGTCGCGTAGAACATGGCGAGCGTGTCGGCGCGGTCCGGGGACTTCACGCCCTTATCGCGCATCTCTTCCTTCGTAAGCAAGTCTTCAAGGCGGTCGGTGGGCTTGGTCTGGATGGTGCAGAGCTGCGCGACCAGCTCGTCCATCTCGTCCGGGCCTTCGCAGAAGTCCTCGGCTATCGTAATGCGCCCATCACGAAATTCGTCCCGAAGCACAAGGTAAGACTGTGTGCGCCGGTTGCGCCACCGCGCAGTGTCATCCGAGGCTGAACCACCGACATAGCGTATGACGGGATAATTGCGTCTCGCAAGCTCACCGGCCGTTCCTGCACCAACGCCCAAAGAATCGACAACGATGTCGTCCCCTCGTGCTGCGTCACACCCCATCTCCTTCCACATGGCCTCCGCAGCATCCGCCGCCATGATGGGCGAGAAGCCGGACGGGAAGCTGTAAGCGCGTTGCTTGGCGAAGTACCTCATCGACTGGAAACGCTTGCCCGCAGTAACGACGGTCTCGTCCTCTCCACCGTCCGCCACGTCCACCACGATCCGCGTGCGCGGAAGCGACCCGTCTCCGACCGTCGAATCAAACTCACGCGCCTGAGCATCCGCAATCCATGCATACGAAATAAGCTGTCGTGGGTCATCGGTGGGGAAATCCCCATAGCAACGGACTGCGACGATAGGCGAGTCCTTGCCATATTTTGTTTCCATGCGGGCGACGTAGGCCCGATCGATGCGCTTGCTATTGCGAAGATTAACGTGGATGCGGAACCAGTTTGATGCTTCCTTAGCAGACAGGTGGGAAGCCCCAAAAGTACCCGTCCGCTTCGTCGGGTTCGAGATAAGGAGCAGAACTTGTAGCTCACCAGTAGATAGTGCACCAAATACGACGGGATACAACGCTTCCGATACACCTGTAGCCTCCTCGACAATGACGAGCTGATAGCGTTCATGGTGACCAGCTAAGGATTCCGGGTGCGTCGCTGTTTCCGCGAGGATGCACCAGTTCTTGTTCTCGACGAGCTTGCCCGAGTCATTGACCGCGTACCAGTAAACCGCTGTGTCATGAATAACGTGAGTTGCTCGATGGAACACTTCTGCTCGCGCGTCAATCTTTCGAAGCGCGCCCCATACACGAGTTCGGAGTTGATCGAGCTTAGGCGCAGTGCAAACGACTCGTGCGGGGAAAGCGGTGTTGAACCAATGGCCGACGATACCAGCTCCGTGAGTCTTTCCAGAGCCGTGCGGCGATCGAACTGTGATCTGGGGGATGCCAGCGTGATTGACGCGCGTGGGAATGCCGTTCTTCTTGCGCCAGACATCCGCGATCGCCTCCAACAATTCTTTCGTCCACTGGTCCAGCTCCCACGACTTTTCAGGTGCCTCGGCTAAGGACGGTTCTCCCGGCAACTGGCGGTGGCGAAGCGTGTTTTCGGCGAACCACACGGGTTCCCGTCGTACATGCTCGATGTACTTGACGTTCAGGTCAACGAGATCGGGCTTAGGTTGCGGTTGCACTGCCCTGCACCTTGTTCATTGCGGCGAAGAACGCAGCAGCGGTTTCAGCAGAGGCAGATATTTGCACGCCATGCGTCTCGCGCCATACGGCAGGACGTCGCGCGCGGAGGCAACCGAAGATGGCCGTCACATTGCCGGTGAGCGCGTGAGCTTCGAGGACATCTTCCAATTGGTCGACGTTCAGCTCTTGCGCAGAACGGTATTTTTTGGCGAACTCTTCGTCATTGCGCACATGGCTGAAGATGGTGACGGAAGCGACGCCGATTTTCTTTGCGCAAGAGTTGACCGATCCACCCTGAGCATACTCGGCCAGGAAGGCGGCTTGCTTTTCGGGGGTGAAGGTGAATGGCGTGTGCTTGCTTTTTTTCGACGCAGCGACCTTGGCCGCTTTGGGCTTCGGTTTCGCTTTTCCGCCGGTGGGTCTCGCCATGGGCCGGAAGTATGCACCCGGGGCACCCACCCGGGCAACAGCGCCTATACTCGCGGGCGCGCCCGAGAAGGAGGTAATAAACTATTCTTTACCTCCACTCGCGCGCGCGGCGGCGCGTATAGGGATTCTATTCAGAACAATCACTTACCGGGTCCCAAAATCTCCCGGATCGTGAATCTAGTACACCCCATCTCGGTCGCAATGTCGGTCAACGTCCTTCCTTCCACCTCCCGGAGGTACCGAATTCGCGCAACCTTGAACGAGGTCCGGAACCGCATCCGGGGGTCCCGGGACATGTCCGCGATGAGCTGTTTCAGCGTGGCACTTTCCACTCCAACTTCCTTCTGGACCGCCTTCAACTTGAC